GCTACCTTGCGTTAGGGTTCCAATATAGTACGGTAGTATATACGCACCACTACCGGGTAGCTTCGGCCTGAGCTATAATGAGGGTGAGGACTATAGATGCAGTGCCCCGCTTGTTCCGGCCCGACCAAGGCCATTCAGACGCACCCGGCCCGGAACCGCACTGACGGACGGGTCTACCGCTTGCGCAGGTGCGTTGACCCGGTGTGCAACACAACCTGTTCAACCCTTGAAGCCTTCCACCACGAGGTAGTGGCCGAGTCCCTGGTCACCAAGGAAGCCGAAGCCAGCGCAAGGCGCCAGCCCCCCGCCCCCGCCATTCCAATTGCCGCCCCCGCCCCGACCATGTATGACCTTGAAGGGGAGTTGGAGAAGGGGCTGCCGCTTGCCGTTGAGTGCGTGCTCGACGCGGTGAAGCCCAAGACCACGCCTGACAAGGTCAAGTTGGACGCGGCCAAGTGGTTGATTGATGACCGGCGGAGGTGGCGGATTCAGACTGCCGAACAAGCCAACCGCGCAGGCGAAGTTCCCGAAGACCCGGCTATGGCTCAGCTTGCGGGCATCCTGCGACTCGTCCCTGACCAAGAGGCCGGTTGATGGTATGGGCCCCGCCCACACTCCCTAAGAACCTGCTCCCCAAGGTCGAGAGACTGATTGGGGACCGTGACCTGTTCTGCCGTCTGCTCCCTGTAGTGGACAAGCAGACGGGCAAGCAAGTCCCGTTCGTAGCCTTGCCCGCCCAAGAGAAGGTGTGGCGCGCCCTTGACCGGAGCAACCGAGTCATCGTAGTCAAGGCTCGGCAGATGGGAATCTCCTACGCGGTTCGAGCTTGGCAGTTCCACCGTGCCTTCTCCGCCACCGACCCACTCAAGTTCGCCGTCCTTAGCTTCCATGCCCGCAGCGCGACCAACCTTCGTCGGCTTGACCGGCAGTGGCTGGGAGCCCTCCCGGAAGCCCTTAGACGTCCAATGAAGGAGGACTCGGCTTCTGATTCGGTCTTCGCGGACACCGGCGCAGGGTTCAGCGCCTTCACCACGGGCGGACGCGGAGGTACTCGAAGCTTCACCTTCACGGGCGCACACCTCAGCGAGTTCGCCTTCTACATCGACCCTGACGAAGTTCTCGCCCAAGTCCTCGCCACCGTTGGCGACGGACCGATTGTCATCGAGAGCACGGTGAACGCGCCGGGCGACGCCTTCCACCGCTTGGTCGAAGGTGCCCCCGCTAACGGGTGGGAAGTGGTGTTCTTGCCCTGGTTCGAGCACGGGGCGTACCGTCACGACGCCCCTGACGACTTCGCCCCGACTCCTGAAGAGAGCCGCATCGCCGCCCTACACGGCCTGGACAATGACCAGCTTGCATGGCGCCGGGTTCAGGTTGGCACTCTGGGCGAGCACAAGTTCGTGAGGGAGTTCCCCGCGACCATTCAGGATTGCTTCGCGGGTGTGTCCAAGTCCGCTTACTTCTCCAGCGAAGCCCTTGCCGAAGTGGAAGCCGTTCACTTCCCGCCCGGCGACGACGCCGTGCTTGAAGAAGCCGACGCTGAAGACTACTACGTCATCGGGGCTGACCCGGCAGGAGGCACGGGTGGGGACTACTCAGCCATTCAAGTGGTGTCTTGCGCCACCCTTCAGCCCGTGTTCTCGTGGCGTTCCAACACCTGCGCCCCGCACGAGTTCGCCGCTAAGCTGGTGGAAGTTGCCTCTGAGTATTCGACCCTGCACGGCAACCCACTGGTCCTTGTCGAATCTCAGAACCATGGTCACGCTGTACTTCGGGAACTCCACCACTTCAACTACAAGCCTCTCTGGTGCGACGAGGGGGGCAAGCCTTGGGTGACCACCCACAAGAGCAAGATCGATGCTTACGATGGCCTTAGGGAGCTTGTAGACGGCGGGATGGTCACCCGACTCGATGCCGCAACCCTGATGGAACTTAGGTCGATTCAGATCACCAAGGTCTCACCTGAAGCCCCTCCGGGCCTGCATGATGACCTTGCCATGGCCCTTGCCCTTGCCTACCGCGCTTACCGGAATGCCCCGTCCGCTAAGAAGCGCGGGTCCAGGGACAAGGTGATGGAAGGAATGATTGCTCGGGTGAAGGCCCGCAAGACCAAGTCCCGTTCCCTGCCTTGGGCGCGCAACTCTTAGGAGCCTACTGATGATCAAGCCGAACGAAGTCCGCGCAATCTACGACGACCACTGCTCTTACTGGCGTGACAAGCGCCCTGAGATGCGTCGCTTGGCCAACCTGTATAGCATGAGGTATTGGAAGAAGGAACCCGACCTGAACGACAACGTGAGCATCACGGTCGAGTCAAGTCGGGGCTTCGAGGTCATTGAAGGCTACGTCGCTTCCTTGTTCACCCGTGACCCGGCCGTGACCGTTGGCCCTGACTTGCGCGGCCGTGGTGATGCGCAAGTGACCCAAGCCACGTGCAACGACTTCCTTCGCCGGGCTCGGGGCAGCATCGAGTACGCCACCCGCATTGGCTTGGTCTTCGATTGCGCCTTCCTCAAGCTCCATCCCGCACCCGGCCCTGACCCGCTTCAGCGCGTTGAGGTGGAAGCTGTAAGCCCGTGGGACGTGATCGTTGACGCGGCAGCCCCGAGTTGGAACCAACAGCGTTGGGTTGGGCACCGTTACCTTGTCCCACTTGAAGAGGCCAAGGCCCGGTACGGCAACAAGAAGTACACCCCCCGTGCCTTCCACCGCTTCTTGGAAGACTCCAACACCGAAGAGGGTGTTCTGTCTGAAGTCGGTGCGAACTACGGTCGCGGCGGCCCCCGTGATTCGGTGCCCCGTGGTGGAGCAGGGCAGGGCGCATTGACCGCCACGGGCTCGACGGTTGAGCAGTTCATCGAGGTCGTCGAGTTCTACGACATGACGCCCGGCCAAGATGCCTTGGTTGTCTGGAGCCCCGACTACAGCAACGGCGACAAGTTCTTGTACAAGGGGGTCAAGATTCAAGTCGGTTCCAGCCTTGAAGTAAGCCCCGAAGGCAAGGAAGGGGCCGGTCAGTCTGAGGAAGAGATCGAAGCGCAGTCCGAGGTCTACAGCGGCATCCCCTACCGCACGGCTTCCGGCCGCCCGATGACCCCGATCATCCCGCTGATCTTCACCGCGGACATCAGCGCTCCCTTGCGCGGCTACTCGTCTATGCGCCGGGTCGCCGACTACGTGCAAGAGATCAACATCATCAGGAGCTACCAAGCCAACGCAGTTCGCAAGACCGCCCGTCAGTGGCTTGTCGAGAAGGGCTTGCTTGACGCCGACGCCGCCGCCAAGATTGCGATGGGCGTGGACGGTGAGATGATTGAAGTCGAGCTTAGCAACGGGCAGTCCCTGGCGGGCTCGATGATGCCCGTCCCGCACACCCCGACCCCGCCCGAGCTTGAAGCTTACATTATGCAGGTGGAAGGTGACCTCAGCCGGGGTTCCATCCTTGCCCCGTTCACCCGCGGCGAAGCAACCCGTGCCACGGCCACTGAAGTCACCGCCCTTGCGGCTTACTCCAGTTCCGAGATCGGCCGCCTTGCCCGCACCCGTGACGAAGCCATCGCTGAGCTTGCCCGCGTCTACAGCATTATGCTCTCCCTCATTCTCGGCAACGCAACCGAGCCCCTGTTGATCAACGGCAAGGTCACCTTCCTGACGAGTGACGACTTGACCGCTGACTTCCGGTTCTACGCCACGGACGTTGGGGCGACCCCGCTTGCCGATGCTGCTAAGCGCCGGAACCTCGTTGAGCTTGTGGGCGTGCTGACCAATCTTGGCGTTGACCCGCAGGCCATTAGAGCAGAGATCGTCAGGCTCTACGACCTGCCGACCAGCTTCTTGGGCCAAGAGCAGGAGGCCCCTGTAGCGCCCGAGGATGCCGCACGCACCGCGGCCACGGGCACGCTGCCCCCCGGCGCCGCCCCCGGCCCGTCCATGACCGCGCCTCAGAACGCCACCGAAGCCCTTGCAAGCGGCCCCAGCCCGCAAGCCATCGGCTCCATCCTCCCCGGAGGTGTCTGATGCCCCTGTACGAGTACCAGTGCCCGATCTGCGCCACGCGAACTGAAGCCGTCCGTTCCTACACCCGGAGGGACGCTTCCCCGATCTGCCCCGGCTGCCGAAGCTACGACCTCGCCATGGACCGTCTTGTGTCGGCCCCCGCCTTCACCCCGTCAAGTTGGGGTGACTCCAAGTGGGCGGGGAAGTACGACAAGGGCTTGGGCGTGACCTTGCGGGACAAGACCCACCGTGAGCAAGTGATGAAGTCCCGTGGGTTGGTCGAAGACACCGCCTACGACCAACAGAACCGACTGGACAAGTCGGTGTCCGCCCACGGGGACCATGAACGCACGGTCAAGCGTTACGAACACAATCTTCGTGAAGCCCATGGGGACAAGGGCCTTGCGATTGCCAACACCTTCCCCGCCACCGACTGAGGAGTCGAACCAATGAAGCCCAGCATCACCGTTCTTGAGTTCACCAAGCCCGCCAAGGACTACGAGTCCGAGATGGACTCGGCCTTCATGGAAGGCGCCCCCAAGGGCAAGTACACCAAGCCCGTGATCAATGAGCTTGTGACTGCCTTCCGCGACGTTCAGCGCCTCATGGGCTTCGAGGGTGAAGACCTCTACCCGATGTTCGAGGATGCCGTCGTGACCGAGTTCCCGCCCGAGTTCGTGCGTGGGCTCGCCATGCTTGCCAAGGCTGCCGAGGACTACGGCCAGCCCGGCATGATTGACTTGTCCGGCATCAAGGACAACGCGGGGGTCGCCAACCTTGCCGCCAAGGTGCGCGCCCTTGCCGATGACCCCGAGTTCGAGAAGTTCCTGAGCGAAGACGCCACCTCCTCCGAAGGTGACGAGATGACCGGTGACGAGTCCGAAGGAACCGCCGAAGGCGAGATGGACGAGATGTTCCGGTCCCGTTCCTGAGCCCCTGACCCCCAACTGAAGGTGACCCCATGAGTCTGTTGCAGAGCACTCCGCCCCAAGCGGCCTCCGCCCCCGCTGACAAGTCTTCCGCTTCCGGCGTGATTGACGCCAAGCGAGCCCGTGACGAGTCCATCCTCGCTGACGCCAAGGCCACCGGGGAAGCCCGTCAAGCCGAAGCCGACGCCGTCCAGCACGCTGAGGACTCGCGCAAGGCGGGTCTGAGTTGGGATCAGGCGCTCGCCGAAGCCCCGGCCCACATTCAGACCCTGATGAAGAACATGCGCGCTGACTACACGCGCAAGACTCAGGAGGTCGCCGCCGAGCGCAAGACCCTTGCGGCCGAGCGTGAAGCCCTGTTGAAGTCCGGCACCTTGGACAAGTTGCGGGCCGCCGCCGAAGCCGACCCCGGCGAACTCAACCCGTTCGACGAGGCCAGCGTGGCGGCCCGCATTGAACGGGAGGTCGCCCGGCGTCTGCACGAAGCCCTCGCTCCCATTGAGCAGGAACACAAGCAAGCGCAGGCCAAGCAAGAGTACACGAGCTTCCTTGAGAAGAACCCTGACCTGAAGTCCGACCCGGACGTGCGCAAGGAAGTCTACGAGGCCCTGAAGAAGAACCCCGGCTTGGACCTTGAGTCTGCGTACTACGCGGTGAAGGGCCGCAAGCTGTCCTCAGTGGAGGCTCAGCGTGAAGCCCGGAAGCACGCCGAACGGGAAGCGGCCCGCGCCGCCGCCTTGACTGCCACGGCCTCCGGCAAGCGAGTTGGAACCCCCACCATCAACGCCGACGCACTCCCCGAGCGCAAGCCCGGCGAACGTCTGGATGCTTGGTCGGTCTACCAAGAATTGAAGCGTCAAGCACGTTAGCTTGACAATGCCGATAGGTTCAGGTATACTAATGATGAACTGATGAGAAGGTCACCTACCCCCAGGTAGACACGGCCTTCAAGGTCAGCGTTAGTGCGGCCCCGCCTGTCGGACACGCCACCGGTTCCCCAACCCCAAGCCTGTCTCACAATCCGACAGGAGGATTCGTACCATGCCGACGACCACTGGTGTCCAGCAGGACATTCTCGCTTCGACCCTTCGCGTGCTCGCCCGTGACGCCAAGGACTCGACCTTCCGGGCCATCGCCCTTCTCGATGCCGTTCGCTCCGCGGGCAACATCGAGGAGGTCAGCGGCGGCTCCTACGTTGACATCCCGCTGGTCCTGACCGACCACTCGACCATCACCCAGCTCACCAACGGCTACGAGAGCGTCTCTCTCGCGGTGAAGGACGTGATGCGGACCGGTTCTTCGATCTGGTGTGACGCGGTGGCCCCCATCGTGATCACCAAGAAGGAAGAGCTCTCCAACAAGGGTGAGCGCGCCCTGGTGAAGATCGCCGAGACCCGCATGAAGCAGGTCGTTGGCATGCTCCAGCGCGAGGTCAACAAGCAGATCGTGGCGGGCAACTCCACCATCCTGACCGACCTCAACACCCTGAACGGCGCGGTGACCGGCGGCTTCCTGCACGCCGCCACCTTCGGTACGCAGACCGGTTCGGCTCAGGGCGTCAACAAGGCCAGCTTCCCGACCTCGTACCAGAACCAGTTCATCGATGCGGGTGGTACTCTGACCATCAACGAGATGCAGCAGCTTCTGGTTCAGACCAAGGTGTTCGGCCCCGAGGGTGACGTGGACATCATCCTCGCTTCGCCCAACTCCTACTCGGCCTACCGCTCCCTCCTTGAGGACAACGAGCGGTACACGAGCATCAAGGAGATGCAGGACCTGAGCGGTCGCTTGGCCCTGGTGTTCGGCGGCGCCCCCGTCTACATCGAGCCGAGCCTGAACGGCGTCAACGGGTCGAACGGCAACCCGCTCTCGCAGTACTTCCTGAACAGCCGCCTGTTCAACCTGTACACCGACCCGGACGCCTTCTTCGAGGTCGAGGCCATGCAGTCCATTCCGGGCTACGCCTCCATGGCCGCGAACATCATGGTCCGCAGCCAGCTCACGGCTTCGAACCTCTCCGGCCACGGCATCCTGACCAACGGCGAAGCGGTCTGATCCAACCTTCAAGGAGAATCCAATATGGCTACTTCTACTCTCATTCAGCAGCTCGGCGTCGCGGCTGACGGATTCGGTTCGAGCACCTCGAACCGCACGCAGGTCGAGACGTTCATCGCCGGCGAGACCTTGGTCGTCGGCGACTGCGTGTCCCTCGACTTGGCGAAGTCGGCGGACGGGGACAAGGGCCTCATCGTCGTCAAGGGTGACACCGGCACCGCCACCGACACCTGCGTTGTCGGCGTCGTGCTCCGTTCGGTCTCCCCCGGCGGCACGCTGACCGCGGGTTCGGCCATTGAGGTTGTGGTTCGCGGGCTCGTCCTTGCGAACGTGGACGCTGCAACGGTCGCGGGTTCCCGCCTCATCGTCGGCTCGACGGCGGGTCGTCTCGCCCTCGCCGCTGACATCAACGAGGCTGGTGCCGCGGTTGTGTCTCAGCGCCCCATCGTTGCCATCGCGGCGGAGGCGGACACCGCCAACTTCGCGAAGGTCTACGTTCTCGCCAACTTCTGAGCCACCCACGACCCCGGCCTAAGTTCCACAAGGGCTTAGGCCGGGGTTCGGTTGCTGCGCACTCCCACACTTCCTGAGCGGGTCGGAGAGTCAATGGACCTTCAAGCACTACGGGACTACGCGACCAACGTCCTTGACTACGACCCCACCGCCAACCCCACCTTCCGGGCGCAGCTTGACCGCCTCCTGACCGATGCTTACGAGCGAATCTGGTCGGAGAAGCCTTGGAACTTCGCTCAACGTGACGCAGGCATCACAGCTCGGCCCGACGCCACGGCCGCCATTGGTGCCACCGCCGGCTCTTCTACCTTGTCTCACGCGGGTGACTTGCTCGTCGGGGTCATGGACGGGCAGATCATCGAGATCGGCGGTGAAGAGTACACCATTGCCTACGTCCGGTCGGGCGTTCTCGCTTACTTGACGGAGCCCTTCCGGGGCACCACGGGTGCTTACACCGCGACCGTGATCTTCCGGTTCATTGACCTGCCCGCCGACGCGCAGATGGTCATGAACGTGACCCACCGGACGAACGAGATCACCCCGTCCGACCCCGGAATGATGGTTGCCCTGACCCGCTACGAGGACGAGTACTACAACCTCCCCTTGGGCGAAGTCAGCATCCCCCGCTACTGGGTGCCGCAAGACCCGATGACGGTCCCGGCCCCCTTGACCCCAAGCGGTGTGGTGACCGTGGTGGCGGCCCCAGGCAAGGGCATCCGGACCATCGAGATTGCCATGGCGAATGAGTGGGGCGGTCGTTCAAGCGGCCTCTCCCAAGCCACCACCCTGACCTTGAGTGACACCCAAGAGGTCACCCTGACTCCGGGGGTCATTCCGAACTCGACGGGTCTGTACCGAGCCTACTACCTTCGCAGCCCCGACCTTGGCCTGTACGCATGGCGTCGGGTGACCGACACGGTGGGCGTTAGTGCGGTCGCCCCGAACGGCGGTGTGACCCTGACCCCTGACACTTCGGTCACCAACCTCACCAATCAGAGCTACACCTTGACCGCTCAGCGGTACCAAGGTGACGGTGGGATGCGGGAGCGGTTCCGGCTTCACCCGCGGCAGGACGCAGAGTACACCTACACGGTGCGTTACCTTGCCCGCCCACGGCCCTTGGTTGAGTCCACGGACACCCCGGACATCCCGGCTGCCCACCGGGTCGTGATTGCCTACCTTGCCCTTGTCCAGCTTCTGATGAAGTCTGACAATGCGGCTGAGTCCGCCCTGTACGAGAAGCGCGCGTCCAACGAGATCCTGAAGATGGAACGCCGCTACCTCATCGACGCGGCACGCCGCATTGTCATTGGGAACTTCAACACTGCCGGTCAGAACCGATTCAACCGGTGGGGCTCCCTCACCCACACACCGTAAGGGGAGCCAAGATGAAGGGAACGACCGTCGAGGCCCGCCAACTTGGTGGGTTGCAGACAACCCTTCCGCAAGAAGGGCCCAACGCCACCGAACTTGTCAACATGACGGTGGACGGGGACACCAACGCTTGGAGCACCCGACTTGGCTACGAGCGTTACAGGCCCGACCCCACTGACGGCTTCGCACCCTTCGGTTCTGTAGGCCGTGTAGACTCCCTGTTCGTCTACCAGGGCGGTGGGCAAGGTTCCCGTCAGACCATTCTATTGGAGTCCGGCGGGACTCTGTACCTTGTCCATGAGCCGGTGACGCCGAACTTCCAGTTGCTTCCCATTCGGACGGGGCGCAGCATCCCAACCCCGAGTCAACCGGCGTCCACTTACTGCGAAGTGGCCGGTGGGGTCGTGGTCTGCAACGGTGACGACGCCCCCTTGTTCATCCGGCCTTGGCCCATCGGTGGGGTTGTGGACGCGGCTTCGACGGCCCTGTTCCAGATCGCCCGGCCCCTTGGCTTCTCGGCCCCTCCTGCGCCCCCGGAAGCCCTTCAAGTCCTGCCCCTGCCCGTTCCCTTGGCTTCGCAAGTCGAGCAGACCACCAATGCCTTGACTCTGTGGTGGCCGACCAAGACCGGCGCCATTGGGCAGTACGGTGAGTGGGCCCTTGGCTACGCCCGGAACTCAGGGGCCTCTGCCGGCTTCGGGGCGACTTACGCCTACCGGGTCAGCTTCATCTCAGACACGGGAAGTGAGTCCCAACTCTCGACTGAGACTTCAGTTACTTGGGAACTCCCCGCAGGGGCTGAAGGCTTCCACTACGGTGTCGCCGTCCGCATCCCCACCGGCCCCGCGGGAACCATCGGCCGCCGCATCTACCGGACCCTGAACTACCACGACGACGGCGCTCAGCCGGGTGACAACACCTTCTACTTCCTTGATGACGTTCGGAACAACACCGAAGACCTCTGGTTCGACCCCTACTCCAGTGTGGCCCTTGGTGCTGAAGCCCCGCGGGGTGTCAACCGGGCTGCCTTCCCGGCCCCGCGAGCCCGGTTCGCCGCCGTCTACCAAGACTGCTTGTTCCTTGACGGGGGCACCGTAGACCAGAACACCCTCTTCTTCTCGAACCCGAACAAGCCTGACCAGTACGGCGCGGCTGACTTCATTCGCCTTGCGGGTGACGCGGGTGGCATCACGGGGCTCTTCGGTCACTACACCGTGCTCGTGGTCTTGCGGGAGAACGGCATCTCAGTCGTTCAGGGCAACTTCACGGACGGGTTCAGGGCCACGACCGTCACCAATCAGGTCGCCTGTAGGGCCCCACAAGCGATTGACGCCGTGCCCGGTACTGGCATTGTCTTCCTTGCCCAAGACGGCGTGTACGCCCTCCAGGGCGGTCTGGTGGGGGGCGCGGAACTGACCGTGCAGCGGCTGAGCGACCCCATTGAAGGGGTGATGCGGAAGCTGACCCCGGACTGTTCTGCAAGGGCCGTCGCCAAGTACAGCCCGACCGAGAGGGCGTGGCATTGCTACTTCCCCGCCGAAGGCAATGACCGGCCCAACCTTGGCGTGGTCTACCACCCGGAGAAGGAAGGTTGGTCGGTGCGTCAAGGCTTCCCCGTGGGCGCCCTTGACCGCCTCTTCGGCGGTGAACTCCTCTTCGGTCACCACACCGGGGCTGAAGCGGCAACCCAACAGAACCCGAACCCGCCCGCCGGTCTGTTCGTGATCTCTGCCCGCCGGGCTCTCGGCGGAACCATCGTCGGGGACAAGTTCGAGGACGCCGCCCCGCCGAACTCCGCTTACCAGTCGGCTTGGTTGGACCTTGGTGACGCTCAGGTTCAGAAGCAAGTCCACTACGTCACGCTGTGGATTCTCACCACGGGCTCTAACACCCTCGAAGTCCAAGCTTACAAGGACTTCCAGTACGACCCGGTGGGGCCGAGCCAACAGTACAAGCTCCAGCCTCCTGACGCGACCCTACAGCCCGTCATGGGGCCTACAACCTTCCCGGTGACCCGTGAAGGTGCGGTGTGGGGCACGAGCCGGTGGGGTGCCGGAATCTTCACCCCGCTGAGGGTGAGCGTCGCCGTGCAGTCCTGCGCTTGGTTCTCATTCGGCTTCAAGACTTCGGGTGATGTAGTGTTGGTTGGCTACGAAGTCGAGTTCACCGCACGCGGAACCCGCACTACTGCCGGCTACAAGGGGTGACCTGATGAAGAAGTGGACAAGTCACCAAGCCCTTGACGGCAATCTACTCGAAGCGGGGCAAGTCAACGCTGAATTGCGCGACCATCAGTCGAGCATGACCACGCTTGACCGAACCCAACTTCCCGCTTCGAGCTTCACGGCTTCGAACCTTGCGCCTTACGCCCTACACCGCATGTACGTTGTCCCCTTGACCCCTGCCGCCCCGCCTGCGGAGGCCGGTGAGCAGCCCATTGTGGACACCTTCACACCCGCTGAGCAGTTCCAATGCGCGACTGCGCAGACCTACGGTGGCGGGTGGCGGACCACTTACACCGGGGCACTGACCGGCTTCCGGGGCGGGAACCTCTTCATCGAGTTCCAGGGTTGCACCTACGTCAACCCCTTCTACCACCAGACTTCCAGCAACGAGTACCCCCCGAACCCGAAGTTCTTCGCCGTCCGAATCATCGTCGGTGGGGTCGTAGTCGCGGAGTCGATGGGTTCCGGGGCGGGGGGTTGCACGGGCTTCCGCCTCTTCGGCACTTCGCAGCTTCCCCCCGGTGACCATGAAGTTCTCGTTCAATGGCGGGGCACCGCTCCGGGCAAGGACGACCCGATTGTGGAAGCCGGGTCGGGGTCGTTCTACCACTTGGCGACTTACCACCTGTGGTCAGGCAAGCTCTTGGCCATTGGCCGGTGGAGGTAATCCATGAGCCGCATTGTACGAGCCCCCTACCAGCCCGGTGACCTTGCTGATGCAACCCGGCTCAACACTGACTTCGGGGCCTTCTCGCAAGCCGGGGCGATTGACGCAGCGAACCTCCGGGACGCTGCCATTGACCTTCCGCAGCTTGGCTCGGGCATCATCACCCTGAACGCGGCCACCAAGATTGTAGGCACCGGTGCGGCAGGGTGGCGGCACCCCGCTTCCCCTTCGGTCCCTTCGGCGGTCGTCACCCCGGCTACCAAGGTTCCCCTTGTGGACGGGGCAGGCAACCCGACCCCGCTCGGGCCGATTGCTTGGACTCTGAACCCCGGTGAGGTTCTTAGGGTCTACTGGGACTTGTCAGTCAAGCCGGAGTTCACTGGAACCCCGTGGACCGGCGCAGGGGCCATGGGCAAGTACGACATCCCGCAAGGAGGGGCCACAATCAACGCTTACGACGGCGCCCACTTCTGGTTGGCCTCGCTTCAATGGGACGTGACCAGCGCGGCGCTCTTGAATTGGACTGAAGTCAGTGGGCAGTCCGCTTACACTTCCGCTGTAGGGGGCACGGTCGGGGGCAAGACCGCCGATTCTCCCGCAAGTGTTCCGGTTCCGGCTTGGCTCCTTGAGTCCCGCAACGTGCTCAATGGTGTAGCTTCAGGTGCCTACGCAACGGCGGGCAACCCTCTCTACTGGACTTCGGCCAACGGGGCTTGGTACTACGTGCCACCGGCCCCCATCACCGTCTACGGCCTTAGACTCGTGATTCACGGGGTCTACCATTCAGGGCAGACCGCCACCGACAACTACCTCTTGCTTGACGTGAACGTGGGCGGAGCGGGTCAAGTGCTCCGCTACGACGGTGGAACCCTGACCGCAATCCACCAGAGAATCGGAGGCTGAGATGGCTTACACCCCACCTAACGTCTTCGTAACTGGCACTGCCGTTAGCGCCGACCCCATTCAAGACAACTCTGATGCCCTGCGAATCTACTTGCATGACGGCGTTGTAGCCGGTGACTTGCGGGCTTCCCGCTTCGCTGACACCCGTCACATTCAGTCACCCGTCGTGGACCCTTACCTTGGGTTGCAACACGGGGTCACCGGCTGGCAAGGTGGGCTTGACTCGGGTGGTCCGCTGACTCGGGCTACGTTCATCACTTGCTTCTTGACCGCAGGCAAGACCCTGGACCAACAGCCTGAGTGGCAACCGCTTAGTGGAACGGCCGTGCGAATCAGCGTGCGCAAGGCTTGCACCGTGCTCTTCCACTACCGGGCAGAACTCATCAGCGGGCCGGATGATTCCCCCGCCGTTACGGGGCGAGTGGCCACGGCTGCCGAGCGGGTGGTGGCAATCGCCCCTTACTTCAGTTCCCCGCAGTTCACCCAAGTTGAGTCCGCGCAAGAGACCCGGAACAATGACGGCTTCAACACCGCTGAGTTCTCACCTTCGACCCCGTACAATGACAAGGGTTGGGGCGGCAAGACCGGGATGATTCTGAAGTCTCTCGCAGGCCCTGGAGAGTACACCTTCGGCCTTGCGGGGTGGAGTCAGGTAGACCGGGTCGCGGTGCTCAACTGGGCTTACTCCATCGAAGCGTTCTACGTCTAAGACGTAGTCTTAGGAGAGTGACCAATGGCCATTGGAACAATCGCCGCCTTGGGGCTCGCCTCCGCGGGACTCGGGCTTGCTAAGGGGATCGGCGGGGCTGTAGCCGCCAAGCGGAGCTTCTCGGAGGAAGATGAACGGCGTCGCCGTGAGCTCCAGAACCTTCGGCAAGGTGGTGACCTTGGAATGACCCCGGAGGAGCGAGCCCGCCTTGAAGGTGAGCTTACTTCCGCCCGCGGTGCCGCCCTCCGTCAAGCCGAAGTAGAAGGTGCCACGGCCCGTCAGGCGGCGCAGGCTTCTGGTGCGGGCCGGGACTTGTTCTTGGCTGAGATGGCAGGTGCCGAGGCCCAACAGCAGGCCCGCGCTGAAGGAGCTAAGATCATCGCTGAACAGGAAGCCGTTGCCCGTCAAGCTCAGCAACAGGAGCTTGCCGCCCTGGAACAGCGCAAGGCGGCGGCCCGTGCAGGCGTCGTGTCCGCCCTGACGGCAGGCATCGCAGGTGGGGCGGAAGCCGGGCTTGGCCTTGCTGCCGACTACCAGATGAAGGAACTGGAGTACACGAAGCAAGCTGAGGTGGAAGGCAAGCGCCTTCAGGCTGCCGCCCTGAACTCGGGCTTGTACTCTCAGGAAGAACTTGACGCCCTGTTGGGAGGTTGATCATGGCCGAGCTTAGCACCAACCGGTCGAACTTCTACAAGCAGATCTACTTCCCGAGCACCTACTACAAGGAGGTGTTCGACCTCACGCTTGAAGAGGCCAAGGACACGCAGAAGGCCCAAGCCGAGTTGCAGAAGCTGCTCATTGACGCGGACACCAACCTTGCCCGGTTGAGTGAGACGTTCCGTGAGCGCGCCCTTAGCCCTGGACAACAGTTGCAAGTTCAGGCTGACCGGGAGTTGCTTGACAAGGAGAAGGAGGGCGCGGAAGCGGGGGCTGCGGCGCTGCGGAAGCTGGAAGCCACCGCCTTGGCGGAAGCCCGTAACGCCGTCAACTTGGGGCTTCAGAAGGCGAAGGAGGATTCCGGCCCAGTCGGCCGGAACACCGCCACGTACAATGGCACGGTTGCCGCTGCCGCTAAGAGCGTGATGTCGTCCTACAGCGACAAGCCCGCCATTCAGCGGGCAATCTTCAATGCCATCGCGGCCGAGTTCGGTGAGTCCGAAGGACTTCTGAATGCCGGGCGGACGGTGTTGAACGATGCGTCACTGGACTACGGCAAGATCCGGGAAGCCGCGAATTCACCCCAAGACAAGGCTTACCTTGCTGCCTTGAAGAATGCTACGGCAGGGGAAGGTCCTACCACCCCTGCGGGCGAGCGGGCTCAAGCCAACCTTGATGCAATGGCTTCGCCGTTCGCCAATGCGTCAACCGAGCAGACCAACCGCGTCGCGGCGGGCATTGACGACACCGAAGATGAGCTTCTGCGCCTGTACCTTGGCCGACTCCAAGACAAGGACTCCCCCGGTGAAGTGACCGAAGCGGAGATCGCTGCCGACCCCCGGCTTGCCGAAGCCGAAGCGGTGTACGAGAAGGTTCGTGCTGAGAACTCTTACCAGAAGTCCGCAGCCGAGTGGTACTCCGCGGAGTACCTGTCTTCCTTGAAGACCAAGTCGAACCTTGAGAAGAAGGCGGCAACGGACCCCTTCGACGGGCTCGATCCCTACCGTTGGGCGCAGCGGGAAGCCCTGAAGCGGGGTGGGTACACCAAGGAGTCCCTGCTCCACTTGCAGGCCCTGACGACTCGTCCTGAGCTTGCCCCCTACGTCAACCCTGCCTTCACCCGGCTTCGGGCGGAAGGTGGGCTCGACCCCAAGAGCGCCGCGGAAGCGACGATCAAGGCTGCCTTCGAGGCGAACCCCAAGCTGACCATTGCTGAGCTTGACGCCATTCTGGAGAAGAAGCGGGCCGATCTCACCAAGCAGGGTCGTCAGGATGCACGGGCCGTCATGAAGGAGGCTCGGGGCGAACTGACGGTCTCGGGCAAGGAGATGGTCACCCTCTCCCCGGCTGAAGAACTTGCCGGTGTTAGCAAGGGCGAGAAGGCACGCATGCTTGCCAAGCGGGAACGCAAGGGCGCTCGTGAGACCGCCAACGAACTCTACGCAAGCCCTGAAGCGGCTGATGAAGCCAAGGCTTACCTCCTTGCCCTTCGGCTGAACAAGGCGGGCACCCCGGCCGCCCCCGACACCGGAACCAAGATCGAAGTCGCGGTCACCGAAGCCGACGTCACCCCTACGGCCAAGGATGCCGCGGGGGCTGACGTGAACCGGGCTGCGGCTGCGGCTAAGGCCACGGCGCAGAAGACCGCCAACGCCGCGGAACAGGAAGCGGCACGGGCTGACTTGCGGGCAAGGGCTCAGGAACAACGCGCTCTACTTGATCAACGGGCGCGGGACCGGGCAAGCACCGAACTTGAAGGTGACC